GACGAAATGTATAACTAAAATGTATGGCATTTGATGAACACCTTTGCATGTTGCAAAGCTATAGAATTTTAACTGGGAAAGACTCTTTCAACACACTGCTGGAAGAGTTTGAACAAGTGGAATTAGTGTTCGACCCTACACGAGCTGTAATTGTTATGGAGGATGATGTCTATGATTTAGTAATGTACTATTTTGAGGCCAGAGAAGATTATAAAAAGTGTGCAGAAATACAGTGGGCTAAGTGTAAGACTAAAAGTTTTTAGAATAATTTTTACGTTCTGCTTCTAATTTGTAATATAAGAAAGCTTGAAAACCATTAACATGCGAGTCTGTTGGAAAAAAATACTTCCAGCCTTTAGACCTTCCTCTATTAATATAATAAAAAAAAGCAACAGCAATTTTACCACCTGATTTTGCAAAATTAACAACAGCACTATGGTCTGAGATTGGTATAATTTCTTCTACCAAAAAAACTTCGTTACCTATATTTCCCACTCTTTTAATATCAGAATACCTTTCAGCGATTGTACTACAGAAGTCTTGTAATTCTGTTGCGATTCCTTTATTCATAATCTTTGTTGTAGTTTTTGTATTTTTAATAAAATTTTAGAAGATTGAGGTAACTTTTTAAGTCTTAGTATTTCTTTAATAACTGAGGGCTTATCATCTATTTTAGATTTCATCTGACAAAGATTTAATTAATTCATTCATTGTATGTACAATATTCTTTGCATTTTTTTTAGCTGCTTCATGATCTCTTTCCATTAAATCTTCGTAAAGATTGTCTGTCAACGAATGCAAGTTATTAGTTACATAATTTATATGAGTAATGGCTTGAATATCATCAGAAGAAATAGGGTTCGACATTAATCTAAAGAATTAAGAATTTGTTTACCGACAGCTGCGTCAATTTTGCCAATAGCTTTGTACAGTTTTTTTGATTTTGATTTTGTAATCTGTCTTTCTGTTTGTGTAGATTCTTTACCCAAGTTTGTGTAAAGAGTGCAGTCTATAAACAATAATGTGTCAATTTTTTTATTATCTGACCAAGTTTTAAAGTTTAAAATCTTGTCTATGTCTTCTACGTTATAATCCATTTAGAAATGTATTTACTTTTCTTTCAAAAGCTGAAAACCTGTCACCTGTTCTATGTTCAATATCCGCAACCAACTTATAGAATCTTTCGTACTTACCAGTGTAGTGTTTTATTTGTGTTTTTAAGGTGCTTACTTCCAAATTTAAGTTTTTATTTTGGTTTACGAGGAACTTTATCCTGTTTTTTAAATCAGAGTCCAGTATCGGAACATAGTTTTCAACATTTTCAAGCCAATTATTGATGATATTATTGTATGTATATTGTAGGTCATGATCATATTTCATGAGGTACGGAAGCTGGTTTAGACTGTGTAACACTGTAGCATGGTTTTTGTTGAAAACTTTTGCAATATCAGTTAGGCTCATTCGTAAATGTTTTCGTAAAATATCGTATACAACTGCACGACCAAATACATACTCGCGTTTTCTTGAATCAACTCGTGGGTCAATACCTGTCTCTTCAATTACATTAAATATTATAGCTTCTATTGTTTGTTCTTTTGGTGATAAATTCATTTTATGTAAGATTTTAAATTTATTAGGTCTAAATATTCATCGACTTCTATAAGGTGAAAGTCTGTTAGTTTTAAAAATTTTCTTGGCAATCTAAGTATTTCTATAGCAAAATATACTGGGTTTCCTCTATGAATTACAAACCCTCCGACCACGTATGTTGTTAATTTATTTATTGGATAATCTTTTACGTTTGAATCAATGTAATCTGATATTAATATTTTAAGCGTTATATCTTCTAATTCAGAAATAGAGTCTATAAAATCATCCTCCACTTCATACCCTCTATCCTTTATATACTTCGGTTTTAAACCCATACTTTTCTAATTCTTTTAATCTGTATTTTTGTAATTCAGATAGCACTCCTTTTGGTTTTTTTATTTCTGAGAATAAAACCTCGCAGCCACGAGGTAGTGCTATTAGATCTGGGATACCATTCTTATTGGTAAGCTTTAGCTTTATTACGTAGTATCCCTCAGCTTCAAGTTCTTTAATTCTTTTCTTTTGGATCTGTTGTTCGGTCATTTTTACTTAAACTTGTTTTATCCGGTTATTTTCGATGGTTAGTAGTAACTTTACTTTACATATAGGTAGTTCTAAAACATATTAATTTTTATTTAGGCTTAAACCAAAACAACTGTGCTGTTAAAAAAGGTAATTCAATCGTAATATATTTTCTTTTCTCATAGTTTTTACTACAAGTAAACATTATTCCTATTTGCCAACTAAACCAAAAATCTATTTTCATATTTATAAAATTAAAACTTATTTAGTTTATCTCTACTTAAAAAGTATCCTCTTCCATGACCAAGGTTTTTTATATTTTCAGGCTTTATTAAATCTTGTTTTTTAACCCATCCAATTAAATGAACAACATTATATTGAACCACAGCAAGTACATAGATATCTACATCAGGGTTTACTTTTAATGTAGCCAGTAAATTACCATCTGTTCGATTTGTAGACTTTACGTCATAACGATTACCCATGTGTGTAACACCATCACAACTTCCACTTCGTATACTTAAACCAAAATCAGGAAATACATTTTTAAATTTAGCAAAAGCATACTCAGCTTTAAAGCCTTGTATATCTGCTATTGTCCCATCATGAGTTCCAATCTTTGCGTCTTTTACTCCATTTGATCGTGCTAAAAGTGATCGTTGCTCGCCTATAAATTTACAAATATTTATTTCTGCAAGACTTAGCTCTATTGATGTATACTTTTGGTTATTAAACATTATATTTAATTTAAAGTTAATAAATCTCTTTTAAAATGTCGCAGTGTATAATCTTTTTTCTTTGTAACTGCTTTGTATATGTCAGCTTCAATTCCTCCACGAGAAAAAACCCAGTACACATCACTCTCTAACCTTTCCTTGGTTGTCATACGGTCCCTGGACTGCCAGTAACTGGTGGCTGAAAAATCTATATTGTAATAAACAAGTGCGTCAGCTTTACGTAAACTAATTCCTTCTCTACCACTTACAATTTGTAGAGCTATAGTTTTATTGGTTTCATTAAACGTACTCAAATCTGTACATAAATCATCTTTGTAAATTAATTTTAATGCATTAAGCTCTTCCTTGAACTTATAAAATATTCCAATTTTTGCATCAGCAAAATTATCATGAATATATTGAGCCTTACTTAAATCTAAAATCATAGAGTTTCCAGACTCAAATTTTACAGTTCCAGAATACATTTGATGCAGCTTCATCATTAGTTTTACTGGTGTATCTGCCAATATTACATCATCATTACCTTCAATAACTAAATGTTTTTTTAACTTATTTGCTAATTGATATGTCATTGGACTCATTTCTACCTCCAGCACATGCTCCCGTGTTTTTACTTTAAACCCAGCTTCTTTCTGAGTGTAAGAGATTGTGTGTGGTTTCATTTCATCAATAATAATATCCAAACCATGACTGTAATCATTAATTAGAAAACTGTTTATTTTTCTCTGCTTGATGTTTACGTATTTTTTAGCAAACTTATAGAAAGTTTTATACTCACTAAAAGGATGGTTAAGCATTACAGAAACCTGATGATACATTTGACTGTAAGATTCTGGTGTAGGAGTACCAGATAAAAATATAACAAATGGATTGTTTTCTAAGATCAAAGAACGTACTTGAGTGGATCGTTTGTTTCTTTTCGGAAAAGCACCCATTCCATGAGCTTCATCACATATTACCATGTCCCAACCAGTTTGGTCTATTTTATGTAAAGACTCATAATTTATTACAGTAATGCTGTAGGATGGATTAAGGAGTTTGTAATCATCCTCAATACTGCTTATAGCTTTTTTCTTGGTAATAAATAAAAGATTCGACACTGGCAAAAGCGCACTTACACCCAAGCTCGTGAGAGTTTTACCAGTTCGGACCTCCATTGCAAGATAAACAAATTTATCTTTTTGTAACAGAGGTTTGGCCTTATTCATTACTTCTAATTGATAGTTTCTGAATTCCATATTAAAAATCAAAGTTACCGTTAGTTTCTAACTCATGCTTTGTTCTAAAACGCAACCATCTACCAACAGAATCTCTATCAGCTTCAGGCTTACAGTCATACTTAAACATTGAGTATGCTTCAAGCCACTTATTAAATTTAGTTCGTGAAACTGTCATTTTTGATTTAGGTGCAAAATCAGGATTGTCATCAACAAAATCCAAGTATAAATCATTTTTATAAACCTTGTAACCTTTAGCTAACTTATCATTAATGTTGTTAGTTCCAATCAGTCCACACCACTCTAAAAACTCGTGGCATGTAGCAGCAGATAGCTGTCTGATTTTTAAGTTTACAAACTTAGACTTAACAAGTCCATGCATCATATATTCTTGTAGGCAACCAATCATGTAGTTGTCAAACTCACACCACTCATCATCATCCCACTCTCCAAACATCAGCTTTCCAAACTCCTTTAATGGTGTTACATCTTTGGTATAGTACTGAGCTAATTCCAGCTCCCACTTTCTTCTTGCAAACGAAGAACCTTGCCCTTTGATAGCATAGTTTGTAGTTATAGCAATCTTTGGAGATTTGCTAAATGGAATTTTAATAGCATCTTTATTCTTTTTTTCTAAAACTAATCCTTCTGTTATAACACTAAAAAGTCTTTCAAAATCAAAATGTTTTTTAACATCGTCAAAGCATAAAACCTGCGTGTCTACGCTTACAGTTTGATAAGCAAAACTTTTCTCAAAATTAAACGACTTACCATCTATAAATACTAACTTCTTCATGTGGCTCAAAGCGTTCATAAACAATCCCTTCCCTGTCCCTCCTTCAGGGTTGTCTGATATAACCTCGTCATTTAAAATAACAGCTGGACAGTAGGAAAGATTCTTCCACTGGTGTAACAAGTATCCTATCGTAGATTGCATAGATTTTATCCTACTATCGTCCTGACCACATATGTTAGTTATAAACTGTTGGTAGTCACATCCACCACCATCACACAACTGGAAGTTACGGTCAATTACATGGTCGTTCCAAACGTACCCACCTAAATCCAAATAATCAATCTTTGTTATTGAATCATGCTTAACTTTTACAGCTCCGTTTTTATAGTAAAGGTATGCTGTGTCTTTGTTGTCTTCAATAAAATAAACATCTATGGAATTTAATAAAGTCAAAAACTCCTCTCTAAAATAACGAGTATGCTCTGCAAAATAATTATATACTGACAGGTCATCAACCTCCAGCAAATAATTTAAAATAAAATCTTTAATCTCTTTCTCTGAAGTATGGTCTATAAGATTATTTGTAACTTTAACAAACACGTAGTTTTTACTACCTTCAGGATTAAACTTAAAGAATCCATTTTCTTCTAAAAATTGTTTAAAAAGGATGTGTACTATTTTAATAACACCCTTGTCATTCTTGGTCCAAAATTGGTTATTAGCGTTTTCTTGGTCAAGTCTTGATATTACATTCTCTATTGTCGTAGGCTCTACATCAGAGTTCTCAAGATCAACTCTGATATCTTTTTTTGACACACCACGCTTTAGCTTCATTCTAACGTTGTTTACCTTGTCCTCATCTTCGTAGTACTTAGTTCCAAAGTTATGCTTCTGTGCGTAGGCACTTTCGATAGTTCTTTTTATTTCTGATTGTGTAAATGTTTTTGTTCTGTAGTTCATTAAATTAGACTCAGCTAACGACTGGTAAACACCAAAGTCATTAAAGGCCGCAGCTAAAACATATGCGTTGTTGTTTCTCTCTCCCTCGTTCATAGGAAACTTCTTAGTCCACCACTTTACAAGAATATCTACTATCTTATTTTCATCTGTAACTGGTATTGTAGGGATGTCTGAGTGCTTATTAACTTCTGTGTACTCCTGCTCCACAATTTTATCCCATAAACTTGACTGAGCATTGATGTGAATTAATGGGTCATAAGACTCATAGCAGACACGTGAGACGTTTTTACATGTCTTATCAAAGTAAGCGCTATCATAATAATTTTGAAGGCTTATAAAGTAGCTTTTATGATTATCTACAATTGGTGGTATTTTTACCAATGCCTTTAATCCATTTCCACTGGGAGATATAAATACGCTGTAGATAAATTTATCCTTAGATAATCTCTCTTTCTCCTGTAATAAATCTCTGTTAGACTTGTAACCATCAAAATCTAAACAAATAAATCCACTGTGTTCTTTTAAAGCACTGTCTGCTCTTTTAGAGAATATACCACTAAAGCATATTGCTGGTAACTTTTGCTTTAAGATGTTTCTGTTTTCTTTATCTTTTTCAGCTCTTATCTTCTTTACGATTTCTTTTGATGCACCGTCTTGTATCCTTGTAAGTATCAAGTTTATGTTTCTGTAGAAGGGCTGGGAGGTTTGTTTTATGTCTTTAAATATTGTAATGTCCATTTTATGTCAGTATTATGTTGATTTTTAGTTAGCTAACAAACTGTATTTAAACTACTTATATTCTTTAATGTTGATAATGTTAATAATAATATAAAAAGTATAGATAACTAATAGTTGATTTAAATTTTTTACTATAGAGTTCAGTAGAACCCCTTAAAAGTGACATTCGTCACAGTTTAAAGCAAAGAAAAGGGGCAAAAGCCCCTTTGTCTTAGTGCTTGGTTTAATTAGAAGAGGTTTTCTTCTTTAGCTTCAGCTTTAGCTTCTGGCTTAAATGTATCAATAGCCACATAATGTGTCTTACCATACTGGTCTACCTCTCTTTTTTTCTGAACCAATAACTTAACGTATTTTTTGTCATTGTACTCAAAAATCCACTCTTTTGGAAGGTCAGATAAACATACCGATACAGCCACTTGGTCTCCATCGAACTTTGATTTTCCACTTCCTACATAAATTTTCTCTTTTGAATCACTCATTTTATTTAATTTTAATTGTTTGCTCCATATGGTTTAATGTAGATAACATAATGTCATTTTTATGCTCTACACTGTTACAGGACATTGGAACTTCTATCCACATAACAGTATTTTTAGGGGTTAACTTAAACAGATTATAACACTTGCTTGTGAATATAAGAATGTATGTCTTCAGTTGCTTCATTACTAAAATATTTTTGATAAACTTCAACAGCTTGTTCTACCTTTTCTTGTCCTCCTCTTAAAAAAGAATCAGAGCATTCAAAGATACCTAATCTTGCTGTACGTTTATCTATTACTAAAAAAATTAATGGCTTACCAAAAAGCCTTTGGTATATATATGCTTGACTGTCATAGTTATATGTCTTAGCACTGTACATGAATTTATCTATGTCTCCACTGGTTTTAATATCAACCAGCAAACCTTTGTTATGGTTAATAATATCAGCTTTACCTTTCCAGTCTAAAGACATAATCTTTTGTATCTCTGGAATTTCAAACTCATTACCATCATCATAAATATAATCAAACATCTCCATGTTAGAGGTCATCTTAGTACATAAAAAATCAAGGTGTTCTCTTTCTTTGGTTAACAATAACATCTCGCCCTCGTTCACAGCTTCTTTGTACTTAACAGTGTTTCTTGATGTAACATCAACTTCAATAAAATCGCCTATTTTTTGTGGCTCTAATATTTTAGTGTGAAAATACCTTCCTTCCAACATTGGCTTGGTCATCTCCTGATTAACTCTAAACTGCGTTGGATTCTTTAACAGCTTTCCTATGTCGGAATTCGATAAGAACTGCTTACCGAACTCCCCATAGTATTTAGAGTCATCTTCAAGATGTTTTAAGATCTCTGCTTTATCCATTTTTTATAGCTTTAGCAAGTTCCTTTTTAACAACAGCTTTCATATTGTATTTTGTGGATAAATTTGATGCTATTTTTTCTAAACCTAAATCCTTATTAGAAGAAACGTATTTAAGAACCTTTACCCAATTTGTATCTCCAATATCTAAAGTGATAAGAGTTTTAACTTTCTCTGCTTTAGGAGGTGTTGCAGTCACATTTGTAGTCTCTACTAAGTCCTCTCCAGCATACAAGCTTAATCCTAATCCATGCATTGCAATAGCCTTGGCAGTTGCTCTTTGGATTGCTGTGTTTACATCCATAGATGTAATTTTATCTACAGTAATTGATTTCTGTCTGAAATCTTTTATTGGAAGATAATCAATATGCTCAATGCTGTTTACTATAATACCAACCTTTACATAGCCAGTAACACCATCAGTGAACCAATTTAGTCCAGTCTCAGGAGATTCGTAAACATTTCTTTGTGCATCTGAATGCTCTAATTTTAGGTATGCCCATGCATTAGCCCATGATAGGTAATCGAGATTACCTTTTTTCTCAATTTTGCTTTTTACGTTTATCGCAACCAGCTTTTCAAAATAACTTTTTTCTACGCTCATTTTATTTGATTTTAATTAATGTTTATTTATTTTTGGTAAACTCATGTCTGTACTGAATTTGAAATACTTTACTGAAGGATTTCCATCTGAATAGTAATTCCAAGCCTTAATTGACATTCCAAGAACCCAATAAAAATTCAGTGGCTCTTTGTTTATTTTAGCATTATGTAACTTAGTATTTAAATAACATGTAGCTGTATCTTGTTGTTTAGATAAACCATAAATTTGTTTAATATAGTCGTAAACATCATTGCTTGGCGTTTTTCCACCTATCATATAAGATATCAAACAAAGACTTGAAACTCCTATAGTTTTAAATTTTGACTTGTTATAAATGGATGTAACTTTATTTATTAAAGTCCCTAACCAATCATAATTATGCATACAGTAATCTAAGGTTTGTTGATTCGTGAATGTCTCAGACCTATTGTAACTCCCTAAATTTGCAACCTTAGAGCCTTTTTTAGAATACTTTTCTATTAATCTTATAACAGCAGATAATGTGTGAGTATTTGTAAATCCATTTAAGCTTAACACATCAGCTGCACTTCTGTTTTTTCCAGTGTCATATGTAGCCATAGAATTAGAATTAACACCTCTTACAACTGGTATAAAATACGATTTACCTGACTGAACAATAGCCATTAATCTATGCTGACCATCTGTAAGGGTATTGTTTTGGTCAAAAACAATACTCTCTCCATTTTCTAAAAATAACCCTTCACGCATCTGATTAACTAAGAAAGTTAAATTCCTTACAGATTCTTTTCGGTTTTTTTTGTTAAAATTTAAATAGTTTCTCGCTATTTCAGGAGTAATGTGAACTAATTCTACGGATAAATTAGTTGTTTCTTTAGTTACGTTTTTGTAACTGGTTTCATTGAAAACTTCTACTTGCATTTGATTTGATTTTAATTAATAATTGATTTTAACTTCAACTGAAGCTCTGCGTATTTGTGCAAAGCTCGTTCTCTTTTATTTTTTAAATTCTGAATGTGCTTGTCGTTTTTACGAGTATTCACTTCATTCTTGATTTTGTTTTCTATAAGCTCCAGCTTATGTAGGCAATTTGATATGCCTAATTTTACACAGCCTACTTTCCATCCACCTTCTTGGAAGTAAGAATACTCTATTTTATCACACTCGCTGTAATAAGAGCCTCCTTTAGCAGTGTTCATTATCTCAATGTGATTGGCAAACTTTTGAATCTTTACACCCATCTTGATTACATTAAAACCTACTGGCTGTTCATTCACAACTGGCTCAGGCTGGTTCATTGCTTGGTGTAATATTTCTTTTAATGTGTACATACTACTTGTGTAAGATTTCAGTGATAAGATTTTTGAAGTCTGAGTCTCCATCTATTAACTCTTTAGCTTTCTTATAGCTGTAGATAATATTAGAGTGCGTCACTGCATGACCATTCTCTTCCATGAATCTTTTTATGTAAGAGACTCTAATTGGTCTCTCCATGCACAGATAATAAAGCATCTGCCTTGCATCTACAATATCTCTTCTTCTATTCTTTGCAAACATCTCGTCTAAAGTGATGTGAAACTTTTTAGCTATCGCTGTAGCGTAAACATCAAATATATCTCTCTTCATTTATTTGGTTTTTAACTTGATTAATTCAAACTGCAAATGATCTATTGCTTTTTGAATATCTTCATTAGGACTTTCGTGTTTACTGTATGCTCTAAGTATGTAAGTACATGCAGTTCCTAAATTATAATTTAAATTAAAGTTTGTCACTACCTCGATGGCAGTGTAGTTGTTGTCTCCATCATAGTAAGATGGTGTGTCAACGGAAATAGTTGTCGTATCGTCTGTACTTGTTTCAGTCCAGTGTTTTCTTAGTGCCATTTGTTATAGTTTTGTACCACAAAAACCCCCATGCGTAAACATGGAGGCGATTGCTTGAATCAACTACAATTCAATTTCTTTAGATACCCAAAGGAATTTCTTCCTCTTCTACCTCTGTAAATTCTGTGTACTCAATTTCTTCTTTTACTGTTTGTGGCTTATCCTTATTGGGATTAAAGGATAGGAAAAGTTCTCTTAATTGCTCCATAACTTGATTAGATTTTAATTATACTTGGTTTGTAAAGGTACTATAAATATGTTATAACTCCACTATGTTTTTGGAAAAAGATATGACACCATACCCAAAAAGATATGATGCCGTACCCAAAAATGCTTGTTATGAATTAACAGCTGAATTGCTTTTCAACACGAAGTTTATAAATTCTTCCACGTGTGTTTTGTGTGCATAATCATGCTCTTTCATAGCTTGCTCTAACTCCTCTCTATTGGTATCGCCTTGAAAGTTATAGTACAGATTTTCCATCCAATAACCAACGTCATCAGCGTATCGGAATTCGTGGCTTGTCATCTCTTTGTGGTCTGTAATTCCTAAGTTATTGAACTCAACATATCCAGCAAAATCCATTCCTCCCTCTTCATATTCCATATTAGCAGTTAAGCCGTAATGAATGCAAATCTTCTCAACTAAGCTTACCGGAGGACTCCAAGCACTGTCTCCGGCAATTGTAAAGTCCTCTGAGCCTTCTTCGTGGTCTTCTAAATCAAATTCCCACCACTTTGTTCCGTAGGTGTAGTACG